TCTTCTAAATCAACTTGTACTTCATCTGTTTCATTTTCTAAAGGTAGCTCTTGTTGTTTTTGTGCTTCTGCCATTTACTTCTCCTATGTATGTAAAATATCTTCAGGGTTGTTTATAGTGGCTAATATTTCATCATCATTTAATAACCTTACTTCGCCACCATCTATTTTAAATCTACTTCCTGCATAACGACCAAATATAACCCAGTCTTTTTCTTTACACCATGGATTGTATGTCTCTCCAAATTTATCTTTATCTTTATATGCAAGAGGACCAACTTTTAAAACATACCCACAAACAGTAGCAAGGGCTTCGCGTTCAACTGCTTGATCTGGGATATAAACACCACCTTCGGTTTTTCCTTTTCCTTTGTAAGGAAGTATCAAAACTCTCCAACCAGTAGGTTCTGGCATTTTTGCGAGTGCTGATTCTGTAGGTTCTGTTTGTTTTTCGGGGGTTTCTTGTTTTGTTACTTCTTGATATTTTTTAGCTAATCTTCTAGGTACTATTAGTTTACTCATGTTCCACCTTTTTTAGCAAGAGTCTTAACTCTTGTTGTAATGTTGCAAGTTCAGAGAGTCTAGCTCTCACTTCCTTGTAGGCATCAAAACTATCAATACTGCCATGTAGTAGCTGTTCTTGTAGACTTTGTTGCCTTTCTTTTAGAATATTACTTATTCTATCATAAATGTAAAGATCCATTTATTTTTTAGAATCCGTTCTTTTAAGTTTATCAAAACTACGCATACCTCCGATGCCTAACATTCCAAACATTAAAGGCATCATTACTGACATATCTGCTTGGGGAATAACAATACCAAATCCTGCACAAATAGGTGAAACTAAATAGTTTATAGCTAGAGATAAACCACAAATCCAACCGATCAATGGTCTCCAAGAACTTTGAAACCAATTACCTTTAGCTTCTTCTTGATTTACTTTTATTTGTGCTAACGCTAATTCCTGAGCATGTTTCTCTGACATAGTGGCTATGTCGTGTGCTAACTGTGCTTTTTTGTCCGCATCTGGGATAAATTTATCAAGTAAACCAGTAACTGGACCAATAAGTGCTGATAACATTACCAAATCCTTATTTTGTTTTTATCAACATTAACAACTTTGCAAAAGCATGAGTATCTTTTTTTATCTTCACCAATGACAACATATTGATCTGTAAGTGAACTTCTAAAATAAGAACAGTCTTTCACATTTTGAAAATGTAGAGTTCCTGCTGGAACACCTCCTAAATAACACATAAGAAGAAAAGCTGGACTCACTTAACTCCTCTAAATTTTACACCTTGTCTAGACATTCTACCACCACGACTTACCATGCCTCCTGCTTCCATATCAGCACGATTATCTCTAGCTCTCATTCTTACAGAACCCCCCATGTTAAATTTTTGTCTGGTCATTTTAGCTGTAGGCACAAGACCACCTTTAGCCATACCTCCATCAGTTAACCTTCTTATATCATCTTCTAACATTTCTTTGAGGTCATCAAAGTTTGGATTTGTTTCATCCAAATTCTTTAATTGCTCTTGCAATTCTTTTAGTCTATCATCACTCATACTACTCTCCTTAAATAGTTTCCAGGGGTTAATTCAAAATAGTTATCCATATTTTCAAGATATGCTCTTAAAATATCACTTGTTGTTTGTTTGTTTATAGCACTTGTTATCCCACCAGTGTTATCATTTTCAGAATCAGAATAATTATCGCTACCATCACCACTCCCACCTGAAAAATTTGATTCACCAGTGCCTTCGTCACCGTTAGGATTATAACCAGTATACGTTGAAGCTTCCTTACCAGTAATAGCACCAAGTAATCCTGGAATAGCACTCATTCCAGGAGGACCTAATACATTACCCACTAGACCCATTATTCCAGTTGCAGTATTACCTTGTTTGAAGCTTTGCATAATGCTCTGTGGACTATATGGATTATGAACAGAAGTGACACCAGTTATTTGACCTTGTTTATTTCTTTGAATATCACGAACCATATTTGTTTTTAAAAGGCTTTTAATATAGTTAGTGACGAATCCAGGCTTAATATTATATTCAATATTAGGAATGCTAGACGTAGCTCCACTTGGATCTAAACCAGCTTGTACAGAGGCTTGGTCAGCAACATTAGTTTCTAACCCCATGTCCATGCTGTTATCCATACCGAATGCCATTAATTATTCCTTTGTGAAGCTAAGAATCTAGCGTTTTGTGCTCTCATATTAGCTATTTCTTCTGTTGTATCGATACGGTCTTTTTGAATTAAAGTATTTGCTTGTAGTTTTTGTTTATTAAGTTCAAGTTGTTCTGCATCAGTTCTAGCTTGATTCATCGCTTCTTGTTCTTTTATTTGTAACTCTTTTGCTTTTAAGTCTACTAACGGATCACTTTGATTACCACCAAGCACTTGTGCTTCCATTTCAAAATATTGTTTTGTAAGTTCAGCTTCAATTTGAGACAACCTCATTTGTGCCATTTGTGGATCCATTTGAGTTTGTTGCATTTCTGCTTGTAACTGTATACTTGCTTTCAAACCAATATGCTCAAATATATGTTGTTGTAATATGTTAATCACGGCTGGATTACTTCTAACAGATATACTACCCATATAAGCTAAATGTGTAGATATATGTGCATCATGCTCTTGCTCTGGAAAAGCTTTTAATTGCATTTGTCCACCTAAAGCTGACATAACTTTACCATTTTCTATTATAGCATTCATAGGTTCTGGTTGTGGTGGCGGAGGCAGTATTTGTTCTACATTATCAACCCCTAAACTATTGTACACTCGCCTATAAGCTTCGTACAAATTGTGCATTTCCGGTTGGCTCGTTGCCAATTTTAATTGTTCTTGTGCCAAACTCACACGTTGAGCCATACTAAAAATGTTTGGATTAGCTACTGGTATAATATCTATACGCTCATCAAAATCTTGAGCTTTGTTTCCCTCTTCTGCATAGGGGTAATTACCACCCTCTTGTGATATTAAATCAGCAATAAGTTTAAACTCTTGCTTCATGCTGTTGTATAAACGCTTATGCACAGCACTTATGATTCTACTACCACGCTCTAATAAAGCAATAGTTGTACCCACTGGCATCTCTTGATTATTTATATTGCCAGTACCCATATCTGTTGTACCGACAAATTTTTGAGCCGCCTGAACCACAAAACCGAGTAGCTGAAACAAAGTGCCACTCGGTTCTTGGTAAGGAAGATTAAAAAATGAGTTTTTAAGTTGGTCACCAACTACATCAACATCACGCCATTCTCCAGGACGTAATGGTTCATCATCATTTTTAATTCTTAATCCTCTAGCTTTAAAACCAGAGGGCATATTTGCCAATGTTCCTGAATCAATAAGCTGACGTAAATTAGCAGTCGCCGCTCTTGACAAGTTTCCCAGTAAATGTATTAAACCATTACCATAAAAACCTAGTCCAGGAGTAAAAATATAGTGGACAAAGTATTGTTTTTTGCTTTTAAATGTGTCGTTTTCATCATAATTACGATAAACAGACAAAACTTCGCCATTATCTGCATTTACAGTCACAACATAAGGCAATTTTATACCAGTTTCCTCACCATCTCCACCAATATCAGGAAATTTTTCCAAATCTAAGTAACAATGGCACTCATATAACTGTATTTCTTCATAATCACCTTGTGCGTATATACCAGTGATTGATTCTTTAGTATCATCTACCTCATCACGACTTGCTTTACCTGATTTTATCTCAATATCTCGGTAAAAACCACTAACTTGTAGCTTACGCAACTCATTTTCAGTCATTGTAATGATCTGTGTTACCCTATCTGCTGAATCTAAATCACTTGCATTGAAGGGTACGAGCATATCTTTAGCTTCAATAAACTTACTAACTTGCCTACCGAGCTGTGGATCTACATAAATTTTCTTAAAAGCACTACCACCGAGTCCCAAATAGTATAACATTTGGTCAAACTCAGATTCATACTCTTTCATTGTGTGCATAATTGTGTAATTCATATAATCAGACACACGTTCTGCTTGTTTTTCTAAATCAGGGCTTGTTTTCCCCATCACTTGTGTGCGTACTGGACCTTTCGCTGGAAGCAGTTCCTTATATGCTTGACTTTGAAACTGGGTAACAGCTTCGTTTAACATTGGGTGAACCACACCAGTAGCACCATCAAAAGGCTCTGTTCTGTTTTCGTA